TGGACAGCTGCAGCAGCTATATTTGCTGCTGGTATAATTTGTTCAGGTGGAACTGCTTGTGTAGAAACAGCACCTTCTCCCAAAGTTTGAATAGCATTTGCAACTTCTTGTTGAGATGGCACAACAGGTGGTTGTACAACTTCAACGTTTTCTAAAAATTCCCATAAAGGTTTTTGATTAGCATAATTAACTGTAATGATAAATGCTAGTGAAATCATAATTGCTGTAGATGGACTGAATTGAGCTGTCCATAGTATTAAAGAAAATACAAACAATTTGAAATATTGATTTTCAAATAAAATCAAAACTTGCTTAGGTAAAGATGGTGCAAGTCTAGCTACGTATAATGCCAACAACAAATGAACAAGACCTCTTATAACATCTGTTTTTTGAATAGAACTAACAAGTAAATTATCCAAGGTTTTATCAAACGTTTTAATATATTGCATAATATTATACTATATTAAAATAAAATAATTTTGATATATTTCTTTAAATAATGATTTTTACTATTTTAATTTTTAAACATTAAAAAGTCAAAACCTAGAGTTGTAAAGACATCTATATTTTGACCTATAATGTACAAAACTATCATTTTCCATTTTTTTTGAAAAATATTTTTAAACCCATATAGGTCTATTTCTAAACCTATAATAACAAATGAGATATTAGAAAACCATTCTGATAATATAAAACAATCATTAGTAATATTTTCTCTATATGATGGATTCGGTAAAACAGATACTGTAAGTGATGTAATGAAAAATCCTATAATAAATTTAGGAAACTTGTGCCATAAAATTTTTGGATTTACAGAATTATGCCAAATACCTGTTATACATAATGTAATAGGACCTATAATAATATTTTGTAACATTTTTAATACAATTGCGCTATTTAAAGCATTTTTGTTCAATAAACTAGCAGAAGCTATAACAGCTCCAGTTGAATCAACAGTTCCTCCTATCCAAATTCCAGAAAATATATCAGAAAATCCATAATGTTTACAAATTATTGGCATAATAGAAATATAAGGAATAGTAAATACTGAAAGTATAGTTATACTAGTATTTATATCTTCACTTTCAGCATTTACAATTTCAGATAGTGCCATTATAGCAGAACTTCCACAAATAGAGAGTCCTGATGAAATTAATAATGTTTCTACATGTGACATTCGAATAATATAAATTCCAATTGTAAAAGTAATTGTCAATAATAATATAGTTTCAACCCATCCTACTACTATACCCCTTCCTCCTAAAACAGCAATTTCTTGAATGTCAATTGCAAATAGTACAATCCCGCATTTGATAAAAAATTCCATAGACATTATTCCATTTAATAAATTATCTGTGTAATTATGTAAAGCAAAACGTAATAAACAACCGATTATAATACACCAAAAAGATGTACCTAAACCTATGTTTTTTAAGATACTAAATGTACCAAAGTATTTTGATAAAAATACAACTAAAAAGATAATACTATAGGACACGTATGATATATTTTGTTTTAAAAAATAGTGACAAATAGAAACTGTAAAAACTGTAAATAGTGTTATAATAATTAACGAAATCCCCAATCGTAAATCTGAAAATTGATTTATAAAATCTGTATCGTAATACCATACTTTTAAATCTAAAGGACCAGTATTAAATATTATTCTTATAGTAATCATTATAATAAACCAAGAAAACCCAATCCATACTGGCCAAAATTCTTTAGAATTTAATTGTTTGAAAATTTGATGTAATATGCTCATAGTTAATATTGAATAAATTGCTTTATTAATTCAATTTATTAAATGTCATCTTGTATTATACTTATTCGATAAATGTCATCTTGTATTATACTTATTCGATAATATTTCTTATATAACTTTTATACGTTTCTGTTTTAGTAGTAGGGAATCTTGGTACTTTGCCTTCAGTTAATTCGAAAAATTTAACATATAATTGTTGTCCAATAAATTCGTCGCCTCTTTTAAATAATTCACTTCTTTCTTCTTTTGTTCCTTTTGGTCTTACATTAAATGTAGTACCATTTTCAGTTTCGCAAATCCATACAACTAATTCATTGTGTTTATCTTGTGTGTCTTGTTCTGATGAGAATCCTATAATTTTATATTCAGCATCTTCGAAATCTTTATATTTCAAGAGATCTTGTGATCTAGCTTTGCATCTATAATTTCCAGATCTTGTTCTGACAATAGAACCTTCGTAATTTTCATCAATATGATTTTTATGTTCATTTTCCAAATCGTCTTGTGAATTTACAAGAAATGTTTTTACCAATTTTACTTTTTCAAATGCAAACTTTTCGAAAAGATTTTTTAGATTTGAAATTCTGTTTTCGAAAATAGTATTTGTATCTACAATATCGTAGACGTGATATTCTATTTCACTTAGTTTTTCAATGTCTTGTTTTGACAATTTCTTTTTTCTAAGAATCCCTAAATTTTCAAAAATACCATTGTGAACATACAACTCACCATCTAGAATTATATTTTGTGAGGATAATTTATGTAGTTCTTTATATAATTTTGTATTTTTAATAGCTGTAAATTCTTTGCCTTGTCGAGAAAGAGTTGTATTTGTTTTACTGTTGTATAACATTCTGTAACCATCAAGTTTTGGTTGAACATAGACTGGATACGATAACTTATGTTTGTATTTTTTAAAATCAAGTGCTAACATAGGAAATGTTACATCTATTTCATTCGTTTTTAATCGATCCATTTTAGTACTTAATTCTATTATTTTTTCTGTTTGTTTTGTATTTTGATTGTTATCGTTTTGGCTATTATCATTTTGGTTATTATCATTTTGATTGTTATCATTTTGGTTATTTTTTTCTTTGGGTGAAAAACCTGTATCGCATTTCTTTTTCCATTTAGACGTTGCTTCTAAAATAGCTTGTTGAAAATGTGTTGTTTCATTTGATTTTCCTAAATTTTTACCACATTCAACTCTGCGAACACTTTCTACCATTTTACCACCAACGTAACCATACACTATTACAATATTTGAAAAATTACGATATTCACGTACTTTTATAGACCATTGTTTTAATTTTCCTTTAACGTCTTTTTCAAATAATGTATCGAATATTTTTGAATCAACGGGTTCATTTGAATATGTGTTTATATCCATTATATATATCATTAATATTGAAATTTTTTTCAATTTTTTAATTTATCTAATTGTTCAGATTCAGTCAGTTTAGTATTTCCATGATAAATATAAGCTAAATTATTATTAATTAAATGTTGAGATAATGATAATGTTTTTGTATCATTTAAATAAACATCTGCGAGTAATCTACCATATTTATCAAATTCTTTACATTCTATATATAAAACATAAACTTTAGAGTTTAGGATATTTTTTATCATAGGTCGTGTTATATCTAATGGATGATCGTAACCTGTTATAATTTTTAAAAGTTCACAACGTGCTTGTAATGCAAGATTATGATTTGATTCATTTTTACTTTTTATTTCACAAGTATCAATTCCGTTTATTCGTATGTGATATTTATAAAAATTACCAAATATTGGTAATATAACAACTAAGGAATCTCCATCTAAGATGTCAACTAATCTTACAAATGTTGTTTTGCCATTTAAAGTAAATGGTTTTGTATTTATATCGTATAATTGGAAATTGTATTCCATAATATATAATGTTATTTAGAAATTAATTGTATTTTTATTATTTAATTTAAAGTTTAATTTTCATTGTGTTTATAATGACATTGGATACGAAAACAGATATGAGTTCACAAGATGCAATTAAGAAAAATTATAGGAAAATTTTAGAAAAAGTTAATGAGAGCATTTCTTTATCAATTGATACAAAGGATGAGACAAAGATGCAAGAGTTTAGGAAGAATGCGATAGATTTACTTGAGAAAGTTGTAAGTATTTTAGTTGTTACAGATTATTTATTGATTGATAGTAATCCAGAAATCCCCCAAAGTATTTATTATGAAAGTTATTTTACATTGGGTACTTTGTATAAATCATACGTTGAAACAGAAATACAAAAGGAAATTCATTTACGTCAACGAAATAAATTAAATAGAACATCTGATACAAGTAATTTGTCAGAAGAACTAGAGCAGATGTTTAGACGTTCTATAATTTGTTTTACAATGATTCTTCGTGTTAAATTTCAAGATGTAAATTCATTAAAGCAAATTATTAGTGTTTTTACTTATTTGACTGCGATGGCTAAAACAAATGAACATTCTTTAAGTTATTTACACGAGGCATTGTTATATGAACCCACAAATCCAACTATACACTATAATTTAGGGTTTATTTATTTGCGTTTAAATAAAATAGAGTTGAGTTTAATTCATTATAAAATAAGTTTAGGTTTGTTAGAAAATGCAAAAAGTGAAACACAAGAAGAGAAACTTGAAAATACAAGATTAATTCTTAATAATTATAATGGTATTTCTAATATTTTTTGTTTTTTAAAGCAATGGCCAGAGGCATTGCATTATTTATTATTAGCTGAAAAGGTGGATAGTTTAGATCCAGATATTCAAAATCAATTGGGTATAGTATATACAGAAATGAGACGTACTGATTTAGCGGAAAAATCATATAATAACGGTATTAAAAATTATCAACGTGCATTTATTTCAACAGACAAGACATTTTTATTATCAGAATTGTATTTGAATCTTGGACATATGCATTCGTATAATGGTGATAATCATAAATCAGTTGATAATTATAATAAATCATTAAAGGTATGTCCAAAATTTAATTTGCCATTTCAAAATAAGATCATGAACTTGACTTATTTGTTTGATGAATTGGAAGATAAAATGTATATTACGAATCAGCATAAATTAGTAAATAAGTTATATGAAAAAGGTAATGGTAGATATAAATTTGATAAAAAATTTTATGATACGGATAAAATTAATATTGGTATTATTTCAGGTGATTATACTGATCACCCTGTTAGTTTTTTTATAAGTACGTTTTTGAAAAATTTTGATAAAACAAAGTTTAACGTTACTTGTTATTCAGAATGTTATATAAATACAAGTATATACAGTACAGAACTTAATTTAAAGACTATTAAAAACTTGTCAGTTAGTGCTGCAGCTGATGTAATATACAATGATAAAAGTCATATTTTATTTGACTTGTCAGGTCATACTGCATTTAATCGTTTAGATATATTTGCATTGAAACCAAGTCCTATTCAGATTACGTATATAGGATATCCTTTTACAACTGGTTTGACAGAAATGGATTATAGAATAACAGATAATACTTGTGACGGTGATTTAAGTGTTTCACAGAAATTTTATACAGAAAAATTATTAGCAATGAAAAATTGTTTCTTATGTTATGATCCTTTAGTTATGAAAAATACAGGTGAAAAAATCTTACCAAAAAATACAATAAGTATAAGAAAAAGAGATGGATTTATCAATATAGGGTGTTTCAATAGGGTAAATAAGATGACGGGTGGTGTTATTAAACTATTAAATGATATATTGGTAAAGGTTCCAAAAACAAGATTGGTTTTAAAAACAAAGGGGTTAATTAATAAAAAGATAAGAACGGATTTTATTAATAAATTTGATAAAAAGGTAAGAGATCGTATTGTTGTATTAGAATGTACGATAACTCACGAAGACCATTTGTTAACATATAATGAAATAGATATAGCAGTTGATACATTTCCATATTCTGGAACGACTACGACATGTGAAGCTTTATATATGGGTGTACCAGTTTATTCATTTTATGATTCAGAGTACTATTTCCATGCACAAAATGTATCTTGTAGTATATTGAAGAATAGTGATTTGTCGGAATATATATTAAATGATAAATCTGATATTATTCATTGTATTCAAAAATTGGTAGAAAATGCAAATGATAGTGCATTTTGGTTTGATTTGAAAAATAAAGTACAACAAAAATTTACAAGTGGGTTAGTTTGTAATAAAAAAGAATATATGAAGAATATACAAGATTTATTACGAGAATTATACAATACAAAATCTATAAATGTATAAAATGAAACAAAGTTAATTAAATATGTATATATTATAAATAAAAATAATCTATGTATATATTATAAAATATGTCAAAAAGTGAACATTCAAAAGATATTAAAAAAATTTTTGGAAGCGTAAAAGTTTATAAACACGCAAAAGATGATTGGGTAACATTAGTTCCTCCAGAAATGGGTGATCTTAAATTTTCAGTTAGATCTGATGATCATAGTGGTTGGTTAAAGTGTGATGGACGTGCTATTTCTAGAAGTGATTATTCTGATTTATTTGGTGTAATTGGTGTAAGTTTTGGTGTTGGAGATGGTAGTAATACATTTAATTTACCTGATTGTAGAGGTCGTGTATTGGGTGCTATTGGTACAGGATCAGGTCTAACTGCTAGATCATTAGGCGCAAGTGTTGGTGCAGAAACCCATACACTTACTATAGGAGAAATGCCCAGTCACAATCACGGTGTAACTGATCCAGGTCATACACACTCGTATTCTAATACTCCAAATGACCAAAACGTTTCTGCATTAATTGGAGAACAAGCAGCTGATCAAGCAGATGCATCTCAAACTACAGGTTCTTCTACTACAGGAATCACCATTGACAATACTGGTGGTGGAGGTGCTCACAACAATATGCAACCAACTCTTTTTGCTGCAAACGTATTTATATTTTCTGATCATCAAGTCGTTGATACCAGAGCATAATCATACTATAACTATAACAAGAGATAACTATAACAAGAGATATAACAGGATGATGGACAATCTTTTAATATTATGATTACTAATTTAGTAAAAATATAATTCGTAAAAATATTTTTATTATATAGATATAAAGATGTACCGCTTATTATTGATATTTTTGATTTTGTGCATTTTTTATTATTTTAGCATTTTTAGAAAAAAAGAGACTTTTAACAATTGTTTATGTAATTGTGGTTGTAAAAATTTAGGCTGTGAAAAATGTAACAAATGTCCGTATTGTTCTTTTTTCACAAGATCAGAATGTCCAACTAGAAATATGTCATATGATTTACGTGGTGAAGCATATTTTCCTAAAAAAATAAATTTTCCTTTTAATAATCAAGTTATTGGACCTAGTAATTTACGATGTTATCCTAAATATATGATTAAATAATTGTAGATGTAGGAACTGCTTGTAAAGTAGATGTAGGAACTGCTTGTAAAGTAGATGTAGGAACTGCTTGTGAAGATGTAGTTACATTGTCATCCTTATCACGATTCCTGTTACGACCTCGTCTATTTCTTCTACGTCGATGATGATAATTTTCAACTTCAACATGATTAGAGTCTTCTGGTTCAGAACCACTTTTACGACGCTTTACCAAACGGCCTCCTCTGTTTCTAGTTCTTTCTTGATGAACTCCGGTTTCAAGTTCAACTTCGACGTTATTAGAGTCTTCTGGTTCAGAACCACTTTTACGACGCTTTACCAAACGACCTCCTCTG